TTTTGTTGCATAATAGATTGTGCTTGCCTTGATGAATCCCCATACCTAATAGGCACAGTTTGATAAACAGGATCAGAACCTGATGAATTTCTGCCATATTCAACTTGAAAGTGGCTAAATAACCTAGTAAATTGTAGTAAAAATCGTCTTATTTGTTCATCGTAATGGAAAGGTACTGTCATACTATATATTTATAAAATTAATAAAGACAAATATGAAAAATAAGTATAAAGAATTTATCAAAAATATACAACAAGATATTGCTATATTTAATAAACAAGGAAATATTAGTTCTATGCTTCATAGAACTAATATTTTTAAACAAAAGTATAAGCAACAGTTATATGAATTAACTTCGTTTTTACCTACTAATGCATCGGTTTCGCAACGAATGTATCATTTGTTAAAAGGTTTAACTAATATTCAACGATGTATTGAATGCAATAATGAAGTTCAGTATAAAACATATCTGGAAGGTTATAGGGAATATTGTTCAGCTGCTTGTTCAAACAAATCTAATAAGAAAAAGATAAAGAAAGAACAAACTATGATAGATAGATATGGTAAAAAACACGCATTACAAGTAAAAGAGTTTAAGCAAAAATCAGAACAAACTATGATAGATAGATATGATAGTAATATGTATTTTAGTACTGACTATTTTAAAAAACAGCGCAATAAAACTATGTTACTTAAATATGGAAGTTTAAACTATAATAATCGTGAGAAAGCAAAAAGTACGTGCAATGAACATTATGGAGTTGATTTTTATTCACAGTCTCAAGAGTGCAAAGATAAAGTAAAAACTACAAATATTGAAAAATATGGAATGTTTTATACACAGACACAGGAGTGTAAAAATAAAATAAAGCAAACAAATAATGAAAAATATGGCTATGAACATACATTTCAAGTGCCTACTGTAATTGAAAAAGCGAGATTAACGAATATACAAAAGTATGAAGTTGATGAGGCAAAAAGGAAGCATTGGTCTACTGAGTTTAAATTAAATTGGAATAATGCAGATTGGATAATTGCACAATTTTCAAATTATTCTTTAGTAGAAATATGCAAAGTCCATAACGTGTCTGAAAGTTGGTTACGAAAGAATATACATAGATTAGGTTTAGCAGAACAGTTATTAGGTCCTGCGAACCAAGTATCATCCGGTGAATTGGAAATAGTGAAATTTTTACAAAATTTAGGAATAAAAAAAATAATACAATCAGATCGATCTGTTCTAAATGGAAAAGAATTGGACATACTTTTGCCAGATTATAATCTGGCAATAGAATTTAATGGGGTTTATTGGCATTCTGAACAATTAGGCAAAGATCGTTTGTATCATAAAAGTAAAACAGATATATGTAAACAACAAGGAATACAATTGCTTCATATATATGATGTTGAATGGAATTCATTATTAACACAAAATATTTGGAAGTCAATGATAAAGTCTAGATTAAAACAAAATACAAAAATTTATGCTAGAAAATGTCAAGTTAGAAGTATATCAACAATAACCGCACGAGAATTTTTTAATAATAACCATTTAAATGGATTTGCTGGTGGTAGTATAAAGTATGGTCTATTTTATAATAATGAGCTAGTACAAGCTGTAATAATTGGTAAATCTAGATTTAATTCTAAGTATAATTATGAATTAATTCGAATGGCAAGTAAACAAGGGATTACTGTAGTTGGTGGAGTAGGTAAATTATTAAAAAAAGCACCATCATCGTTGATATCATATGCAAATATAAGATATTCAAATGGTAACGGGTATAAATCAGTTGGAATGACATATCAATATACAAGTCCTCCTAATTATCATTATATAGTTGATTCAAAGTTGAAATCAAGAAACAAGTATCAAAAACATAAATTATGTAAGGTGTTGCTAATATATGATGAAGAATTATCTGAGTATGAAAATATGTTAGTTAATGGGTATGATCGAATTTGGGACTGTGGTAACTTGGTATACACAAGGTAATCAATTATCTGATTTTGGTTCTAATAATTCACTTAACCCTTGCCGTGAAGGAATTGTTCCACGATCGGAAGTAGTTATAGTTTCAGTGTTATTTACAAATTTATTATGCATAGTTCTATTATTAGTCTCACCAGGAGTTAATTCCGTTCTTACACCATCTTCTACTTTAACCCAATGACTGCCATCAAATCTGAATAAACGATTAGGGAAGTAATCCAATCGTAATACATAATCACCTGAAAGTGCATTTGGTGGGAATTGTGTAGCTGGTGTAACTGGTAAGCCATTTGGTGGCATATTATTTCCAGTTAGATAACCACCTAACCAGCCGTTTGATTCTGGTGATATTAATGCACGATCTGCCGTAATAACACTAGAATCCGCAAATAATGTTATAATATCTGTAGATATTCCAGTACCATCTTGTGGTAATCCATGATCGGTAGGTGCTATATAGAACTTACTTACATCATAACCACTAACAGGCAATTCTGCTTCTGCTTGAGTAACAATTGCTGCATTAACCTCAGTATCATTGTTATGTGCTGTGATTAAATCAGCCAATGTAGAATCATTGCCATCATCATTATCTGATGTAAAGTTTGTTGTGCCACCTAAATTATCTGTATCATCGGCAGTAAGTTCATAAACATTGTCCAATACATCTTTATATTCTTGTGCGCCAACGAGTGGTGTTAATTTAACACGCCACAAATGTGGTGCCCATGTAGGACTAAACCCTTCACTTGCAAATGAAGCATCTTGAATTGAATATAATTTAGGCAATGCTTTATGCAATGATGAATCAAGAGGATGATAATCTTTTAAATTTGGTACTTCAACTACATCCCCGGACATTAGTTTTCTGCCAAATAATGAAATCATATCATTATAATGAAATGTCATAAAAATTGTATCATTTTGTAGAAATAAACCAAATTGGGATAATTCAAAATCTATATCTTGAACATTATATACACCACGGATTTTATAAATTGTATCATCATAATCTCTGTCACGATTTTCCAATAAAAATAAATCTTCTATGAATAAAGGATCAGTTGTGTCCCTTCCTGGTTGAGTGGCATCATAATCATCATCTTGTGAATCTTCACCTTTTGCAATTGGCCCTAGATATTTGTGAACATAGATATCTAATCCACCAACCATATATTGTTCACTGATAACATTGTCTAAATACCAGTAATCATCTTTGCGTGATTCCTTATACATCGAAAGGTGGTTAGCATTTGAACTTTGTGATGTTGGTATGTAGTACGTACTACTCATTTTTCATCCTTTATAAACATATTTAATGTATTTAGTTGAATTTCTATAGGGATACATTCAAAAAATCATTGACTATTGTAAATAGATAAATTAAAATGCGAAAACCTGAGTATTAAATTGGAGAAGTATTAGTGGCAAGAAAAAAAACTATTGATGAACGATATATGGGTGCTGAACCTGTGTGGGATCATCCTGTAAATGAGAATGAACGTAAACATGCAATGATGAATGCATTTAATTGGTATAATTATTACAATAGTCACAAAGATGCTAAAGCTATGTTAGTATCATTTTTGATAAAAAATGGTAGAACAGATGATGCTAAAACAATTAAAAAAGTATCAGATAGTTCTTATCATACTACTATTGGATGGTTATCTAATATGATTTTAAAGGGGTTTGCACCAAAAAATACAGATATTGAAAACATTGAACATGAAGTTGGTCGGTTAAAACTGTTAGCATCTAAAATAAAAATAACAGGAGATGATGAACCTAAGAAAGAAAAACCCAATGTTCAAGAAATAATGAAGGAAAAGGCAAGGGAAGTGGGTGGTGATCTTGAAGGTATGTATGATGAATATTATCTTGCAGATGCACCATCTAAGCACACCTTTATGCCTATTAATATTATGAAAGCATCAACTATGTTACCACAGCATGTGCCTATGTTGATTGAAGTGTGGGAAGATAAAATTGAAGAATTAAATTTGGCATATGAAGGTTCAGATTCAGACATTAAAGAAGCATATGGACATATTGGTAAAGTAAAACTTCGCAGACTTATTAAATTTTGTGAATTAGTTATTAATGATTTACATAGTTATGTGACATATAAAAAATCAACTAGGGCAAAACGAAAGAAAAAACCTATTTCTGTTGAGAAGTTAGTTTCTAAATTGAAATATATGAAAGAATATGCAGATTTTAAATTAAAAAGTATTAAACCAACAAAGATTCCAGGATCAAAAGAAATGTATGTGTATGATACTAAAAAACGTAAGTTGCATTATTATGTTGAAGATTTACATGCTGGTGGGCTGTCAGTTAAGAATAGTACTATTATTGGGTTTAGTGTTGCAGATTCTGCATGCAAGACATTACGTAAACCTGATAAGCAAATTAAGGATATTATGAATTCTAGTAAACCTAATGCTAGAAAATATTTCAAAGCAATTAAAACTGTAGATACTAAGTTATCAGGTAGATTTAATGCAAATTTAGTTATATTAAGGGTACATTAATATGGATTTAATGATAGATATCGAAGCATTAGCAACATCACCAGATGCTGTTATTATTACAATTGGTGCTGTAGAATTTAACCTCTTCAGCGAAGAGATTGGCAGTACATTATATACTCGTCTAGATGTAGAACAAGAAAATAGAACCATTGAAGATAATACAATTGAGTGGTGGAGTAAACAAGATAAAGCTGTTCAAGAAGAAGCATTTTCTGATGGAGATAGAATTCAACTTAGAGATGCTCTTGAGCAGCTTACGAAGCTAGTAGTCAAGAGTAAGAGAGTATGGGCTAACGGTATTAGTTATGACATTCCAATCCTGGAGAATGCGTATAGGAGTGTTGGAATGCATCCTCCGTGGGATTTCTGGAATGTCCTCGACACTAGAACTGTATTCAATATTAGCTCAAATAAAAGTAAACTTGGAAATAGTCACAATGCATTAGAGGATTGTGTAAATCAGGTAGTCCTTCTACGAGAATCATTAAAGTCATTAAATGTTACATCAATCTAATGTTATTTTATGTCCATTAGAAGAAGTAATTTTCTGGAATTGGAGCAACTTCTCAGAACCAATCCCAACACAAATTATTGATTATTTTTTTTATAGAATAAAAGATACATTAGATGTTTCCGCGTCAGTAAAACGCTGGCATCCAGCAAAAGAAAATATCCACATTATTGGTACGTTGTTCTGGGAATATATCCCAGAATGTTTTATTCATAAAATAAAACAAATAAGTGATATGTTGCATAACAATGGAATACAATTTACTTTATTAATAAACAACGATTATCGATATAATTTTGAAAAAGAATTAGCTAATATAGCAGATGATGTAATATTTATTAATTATTTTATGTTAAGAACCTATTGGTATACTGTTAAGGATCGTAACCAGTTGGTAAATCGAAATTGGAATTCTAGTGCAGAAAAAGGTTTATTTTTGACAGGCAAGACGAATAAAATACATAGAATAGGATTATTGTTTAAATTATATGAGCAAAATAAACTATTAATCGATTTTGTATGGTCTTCATTTATTAATAATGAAAATATCAAAGATGAATGCTTTGATATTGTTAAGTACATGGGTGCTAATGTTGAAACTTTTGAAAAATTTGTCAATGATATTAACCATTCAGCGGATGATATAGATATAATTACGGGACCAGAGCAACATACTTTTTATTCTGGATTTCCATACATTGTGCAATTATATGGAAATACCAAATATAGTGTAATATCTGAATCGTATTTTAGTATAAATCGTAATGGTGGGAATAATGATAAAATTCCGTTTATTACTGAAAAAACATGGAAAACAGTAGTAAATCATCATCCATATATCATGGCTGGAATGCCATACACTAATAAATTTTTAGAAAATATGGGATTTTCTACATTTGATGAATTTATGACATATCCGTTATATCAAGAAATGGAAGATAAGAATATATATAATGATCCTTATACTAGAATTAAGCGTATTTCAGATAATATTGCTAATTTTAGCGAAAAGTTAGATGAGAATAAAGATGTAGTTAAACAATATACCGAACACAATTATAATCATTTTAACAATTTAATTATCGCAGAATTGAATGTATTAATGGATTTTATATCAACTAATAATCTAGAATTAACCATAAATGAGATTTTATCATTGATAAATGACACATTTAACGATAAAAATGAGTATCATGTATTGCAGTCAAAATAACATAAATACTTAGAATAATAGGAAATTTTGAATGGCGACATTAGCAGAATTAAAACAAGGTGTATATGATTATGCCGCAATGCGTTTAGGCGCAGGAATAGTTGATGTAGAATTATGCGAAGATCATTATGCCACAGCGTATGAACAAGCATTAGGGATGTATAGACAACGAGCTCAAGCATCGACTGAAGAAAGTTATGCATGGGTAGAATTACAAGAAAATACCAATACCTACACGTTGCCCGATGAAATTACCCATGTGAGACAAATATTTCGTAGAACAATGGGAAGTACAACAGGCCCATTTAGTACGAGCTTTGATCCATTCAGTTCTGCTACGTTAAATGTTTATCTTTTAAACTTTACATATTCTGGTGGATTATCGACATATGAAATGTATACTGGGTATGTAGAAACTGCTGCTAGGATGTTCGGTGCTTATATGAATTATACGTTTAACCCTGTTACTAAAGAATTACAGTTAGTCCGAGATCCAAAAGGTACAGGAGAAGTGATTTTATTATGGACATATAATCACAAACCTGAAACAACATTGTTGCAAGATAGTATGACTAGTCAGTGGATAAAAGATTACACATATTCGGCTTCGAAAATGATACTAGGCGAAGTTCGTGAGAAATTTGCAAGTATTGCTGGACCGCAAGGTGGTACAAGCCTGAATGGTTCACAGCTTAAAACAGAAGCACAAGCCGAAATGACGCAATTAGTGGAAGATTTGAGAAACTATGTAGATGGTTCTCAACCATTAATGTGGGTTCAGGGATAATTTCATCAAAAAATTGTATAAATCATCATATCCTTTTGAGATATTGAATGCAA